CGCTATAACCCCCGTGGCTTACACTCCTTTAACAAACTGGAAGTACGACAAAAGTCTTTACCATCCGATACAGTCTGGTCCTCAACGCACAGGGGATAACCAGAACTTAACTAACACGTATAAACTCGTTTCTAGCGGTTATATTCTTCCTAACGGAGTTCAGCAAAATTGGTTTGGTGTCAATTTTGAGGGTGCAGACTTTGGCCGCATTCCTGTAGGACCTGTAAACATTAGTGGCTACTTAAATACGGAGTGGAGAGCCGTACCTCCTGCTGTCTCTGGCTACTGGACAAATTACGAAAACTCGTTGCCACACGCTTCAGGGTTACTTGATACTTACGTAGGGTTTCGGGCGCAAGGACGATACAGTGTTGCCGGTCGAAATGTTCAAACTGCTCTTGGGCCTCAACCTGGCTTAAGGGACTTTGGCGCCTATACCTGGTTTGGGGCAGGCGTTCCTGACAACCAAGCTTATTCTCCTTTCAATACGCCAAGTAGCAATGAACCTTACAGATACGACGCTGACTTAGGTGAGTTTGTAGGAGAAGGAATCACAGGTGGTCCGGGTACTTATCAGCGTGTACGGTACCCAGCACTTACCAACCCCACTAATGACGATTCAGGTTCTCGTGCCGCGTGGGTTTATAGTCCCCCTGTATATTGTCAAGTTTTTACTGAGGCCAGTCGAAGTAATTTACCTGGTCAAATGGGTGTAGTTGTTCGCTCTCAGTATCGAGGTAAATCTACGCGATATGTGCCAAATTATGGGTCAGTGTATGGTGTGCTGGGTGAAGGCATTCGTAACACAATTAGAAAAATTGGTTAACCACTAAAACTGCGACAAGTTTTCTGTCCTATTAATACAATATGGAGTTAATATTGATCTTGTAGTTTCTTCGAGAATTTATCGATGTTCATCGATAATGATTTTCCGAAGATTCTTGGTGCCGAGCTGTACCGTCCTCACCCTGCATACATCGTTGAGATGGCTGCGGAACCAGTGGTGGTACATGACTTCAGCAAGCAGCCAGGACAGACTGTGCAGCTTGACCGTTACCGCTTCTTCGGTAACCCCGGCTCCAAAGAATCTCGCGAGCGCACTGCCGAACAGACCATCGGTACTGCAAACAGTCGCAACATTGTAAAGGACAAGGTGCAGGTGACTCTGAAGGAGTACACCGGACCCGCCGATCCTGGTGATCCAACTCAGCCAAGCACTTTCAAAATTGCTCGCGAGACTCTGATCACTGCCCAGCGTCTTTTACTAGACACAGGCAACCTCACAACCTTTCACCAATCTATTGGTAGCCTGACCCTGCTCGACGATTATCGTCGTTGGCGCGATCGGGTGTTCATTAACGAACTCCTGAAAGCTGTTTCTAAAGGTCAGTCTTCTGATTCGTCCGGCGGTTACTATTTCCCTGGCGATCTGACTGTTGGTGGTCTTACCTACACCAACGCCGAACAAGCCAAGTTCGACATTAAGGATGACCTATTGCGCGTGGTGAAGAGCCTGCGTAAGCGGAACACTCCTACTTTCCAAGATGGTTTCTATCGCTGTGTTTGCGATCCTACCTTCTTGATGCACCTGCGTCAGAACAGTGACTTCCGTGAAGTTGCTCGTTATCCTGGCAATGGTCAAATCAACCCACTTATGTCCGGTATGCAGCCTAACGCTGCGCTGTACATGGGTCAGGGCTTTGGGCAAGCCACTTTTGTGGCTGGCGAACCAATTATGCCCACAGGATTTGTGTTTGAAGGTGTGCGCTTCTTCGAAAGCACCAACATGCCTACACAGACACAAACTGCGACAATTGCAAGTAACAGCAAAGCGTACAACTCTGCAATTGGCATCTTCTTCGGACCTCAATCCTCAGGAGTTGGCATTGGCGGTAACAACGCCCAAGTGTTGCTGAACAACAATGATGACTTCAGTCGTTTCATCATGATGATTTGGAGCCTGTACGCAGGTTTCGAACTTCTGAACGCTGATTTCGTTACTGTTGCCTACTCTTTCGACGCTTGAGGAGGTAACTAAACATGGCTATCGCTACTAATCAACTGTCAGTTTCCAAGATTTATCCTGGTAACTACACCAACGTTCTTCGTTATTGGCACGAAGAAAAAACCGTTCAGTATAACGATGCGAACGGTGTTTCAACCAACCTGACCAACCAGCCCGTGGGTGGTCCTGTTGGTGTTGTTTTCCGTCCTGGTTGGATTGCTCAACAAGCAATCGGTTATGTCGACTTGAGCTATCAAGCTCTTGGAACGAATAATCAACTTGAGTACTACACCCTTCCTTATGGTTCGGGTCAAAACAGTACTCAGCAACCCTTCCTCAACGCTAACGTTATCATTCCGTCACCTGATTTCCACAAGGATATCCGTGCTGACATCACGAATGGTATTATCGTTCCTGCGTCTGGGTATGTCTATCGTGCGTCTTTACGTGTCGATGGTGGGGACCTTGTTAGCTCTGGTGTCGCCGGTGGCAGTGCAACTCCTCAAGTTACACTGATTCCCGCTGTTGGCGCAGGACTACGTGACGACGGTACTGTAGTATCCGGTCAGTTTGGTTGTTCTATTCTTGGAGCAGCCAGTCGGATTCCTAACGGAAGCACTAATTCTGTAAATATCTTTAATAGCAGCAGTTTGGCTGCTCTTCCTAGCGCCACGACCTGGAAATTGTTCACCACAAGAACTTTTGGTGCCAATACTGCTTCCGGTCTTTATCAAGGTTCGGGTGTCTATGATCCCCGTGCTGGTACTGGAAGGCTCTTCGGTGCAAATAAGTCTTTAGCAATCTGCGAAGTTTGCTGGATTCTGCCCGATCAAGCTCCTGAGCGTTCTGATGTTGCTCTGCAACCTGCTGGTGTAATTGAGTCAAGTATCTTTACTTCTACCTCTCCTTCCTGATTAAGTCAGAAGACACCAAAATTAATGCCCCTCTACCAAGAGGGGTATTTTTTTATATTGACTTTTCAATATATTGTGTTGGGTTTTTTCTACAAACTGGCAAAGTGTAGGGGATCTCTACACGGTGCCCTCTGTGGACGAGCGTGAGCTGTCTGATCTAAAACTCTGCCGGAAAGAATGTTCCCGTTGTGGTGCCACGTGGCTAAATAATGTTCACCACTGGCGTACGGGTAAGCGAGGAAGCGAATTAGATCTTGCCGGATTGGTTTGTAACCAGATAAAGTCAGCAGAATGCATAAATCCAGCCAAGGGACGTACTGGAGGTGATACCTGGGAAAAACGAGCTGAGTTTATTCGTGACTTTGATTGGAAATCAAAAGTTTCTGAGTAAATAGCTTTGTTTTTACTAGAGTTTGCCTTACACTACTGTACACATAGTGACTCAGCCCATGACAGCCAGCGTGTACAAGCCCAGTGGCGTCAAGATTGAAATTTTATCGGAGTACGACGAGGGCGACTACTTGATGGTTAGGTCAAACACAACAGGGAAAGTGTTTTTTGCTCACAAAGAGCAAGTTGGTGAGCTTTTAGAAGATGACAGCCCTAAGCCAGCATCAAATCATGTGGCTACACGACGAAATCGTCGGGCTTTGAAGGATGAACCCGAAAAACTCCCAATTATTAAGCCTTTACCACCTGCGGACACCCGTATAAACCTAAATACACTCACTCCTGAAGGTCTTACACAATGTTTACCCGGTGTGGGCCTTAAAACCGCTAAAGAAATTGTTGAACTGCGTCAATCTTTACCAGGTGAGCGATTTATCAAATTAGATCAACTCAATTCGATTAAACGAGTTGATTGGGATGAAGTATTTGCAACTGGTTCAGTGTATGTTGAGTAATATCTGAGCTAACAGACTTATTTTTTTAGTTTATCAAAACGCAGTAGACTGTAAAGCAGCGGTTTCGTCTTTGTGGCCCAATTTACTGTACAAGAACTAGAACAACTGCAGAGCTACCTTGCTCAGCAGGGAGTTGTATTTCAGCCTACAACTACAGACGCCACTAAACGTGAGACGATTTACGCTGCTGTAAATCAACTAACTAGAAATCCCGCTCAGGTTTTTGGTTACGCTCTAGATGACTTTAACTTTAGTCGCACTGCGTATCACCTTGCGTACAACATTGCTACGGTACCTGCCGGTGATTACGCTCGTTTACTAGAAGCATGTAATAGCGTTCCGAGTGAGTTTTATTACGATAAAATTATTCAACAAATTGAACGATGTGAGGAAGCTGAGCGTCTTACTGAGCTTGCTACAGGTCGCGCAACAAGTAGACAAGAAACAATTTTAGGTGACGTATCCCGTTCGATCAATATTCAAGATAAACGCGAAACATCTAGAATTTGGCGTGAGAACTATTTGTATGAGTGCGATCGACTAGCTCAGATGCTTTATGTTCCGAACTATCGCGACCCCGTGGCATCTAGGTACAGATTTGAGCGTTCTGGCGGAGAATTTATTCAAGCCATTCCTGGTCCACCTGATGTGTCACGTTCCGATAGACTCTATTTTTACGCCAATTGGCGGTAGACTTACTCTATTAGTTACTGGTTTGTAGCGTATGAGTTTCGCACGTGGGCTAGGTGGTGAACTAGGTGGTGGTTTACTTAATGCCTTACAAAAAATAGGTTCGGCTGGTGCCAAGAGGTTGCTTGGTCGAATTGAGTATGGAATTAAACCCGCTCGTGAATTTGTTGGACGTGCATCAGATGCAGTTACTGACCCACAAACTTATAAGAGACTAGCAATAGACGCTGAAAGAGTTCTAGGGAGACCTCTTCCTCCTCAGTTTTCAGGATCTAATTTTGGCAACATTCCTACCCGCGCCACAGGTTTAATCAACGACCTTACTGGAAAGACGAACCGCCAACGAGCGGTTGAAGCTGGAATGGTAGATCGGGTTATTCGAGGGATGGCAGGGGAAGTTCCAACTCGTCCTCAAATTACTGGGCAAACTGCTGCCGGTGCATTTAGAGCACCTAGTGTTGGACAAGTAGCACCACGACAAAATCCACGATTAGTACCTGAGTCAATCCCAGCTGGCGATCCTTATGCACAAGACTATGGCTTAACTAGGCAACTAATGCGAGATGCGGGAGGAGGAAACATGAGGAGTGTTGCAGAGCGGCTCGCGGCTGACGCTATTCCTAATCCTCGTGCTCCTATTGCACCTGTGGACAGCGTTATTGACCCTCGTCGTTTTCTACCTGATTTATCTAATCCTGGCGCTTCTATTTCACCTGCAGACGTAAATTTAGCAAACAGAGTACGGAATCTTCCCGAGTTCCGTCGGCAGGAAGCCAGTGAACTCTTTGACAAACTGCGTGGCACGGCTCCACCAGCACGCCCAATTCCCACCTCAGCTGAAGATACTCTCCAAGGTACGTTTCTTAGACCTGATCTTGGTGAGATAGGAGGTCAAGCTCGTTTACGATACGCACCTGGAACTCCAGGCGTTGGGGGTACAAGACTGGGTAATAAAACGTATGGGACGGCAGCTGAAGCTGGTGTACGCCAAGGTCCTGTACCTCCTCCAAATAGATTAAATCTTGATGAGATGAGGGCACAGGAGAGGCTTGCTAGACAGATGGAGTTTGAACAGGGTGTTCCTATTTCTCGTCCAAGTGAGATTCGTGGACAACCTATTTTTACTGAACCTGCTCCTCTTGCTGGTCGCATTGAAGTAAGGCCACCAAGGCCAAAGCTCAATATCGTTAGGGCGGCTGACAATCCACCTGACGAGTTCCTCACAGACGCCGATGGACTACCTAGTGTACTAGTAATACCCAACAAAGTGGCTGCACTACGTGCTGCTGAAATACGTGCTGCGGCTGGTCGCATTGAAGTAAGGCCACCAAGGCCAAAGCTCAATATCGTTAGGGCGGCTGA